ATACAAAGTTTACAAAGTCATTGATGGCTATACTTGTAGCTTCAAATGCAGTATTAAAGAAGTCAGCAGTTTTTTGGTTCTTCATAAAGATTTCACTAAGCATCTGAAATGCTTTAAGTGCTAAACCAATACCAGCAGCTTTAAGTGCAACACCTACACCCTTTATACCATCTCTAATACCACTTGTGGCTTTTGCAGTAGTTTTACTAGCATCGCCAATATCTTGAACAGATGTTTTTACTTGTTCTAAATCTTTTTTAGCACCACTAACATCTGTACTAAGTTTTAAAATTACTTCTTCTTGATTTGCCATTTACCTAGTATTATCTCGTTATAATCTGTTTTATCTTTATATTTAGTTATCAAAGGTAGTACATCTTTAAATGCACTAAATCCTACTTTGATAATATCGCCTATTAGTTTAAATTCTGTTGCTTTATACATATCTTACTTCTGTTATTCTACATACTACTGTCCAATATGCAGTATGTCCAGCTTCACCTTGAACATCTACCGAAATATGGGGGGTTACAGATATTTGTGGTGAAAAATCACAAGCATAATCTAATGCACTATCTCTAATTAATGTTCCTTTTTGATGTCCTACTTCTGTTAATGTGCTATTTACATATTTATAGGTAGCGTGTCCATATTCAGTCCACACTAAATTTAATGATGGGTTTAATGCACAAGCACTATAATCTATTGCATAAACACTTTCATAATCTGTATTAACTTTAAATCTTTCACCTGTACTATTGCCTAAAAATAATTCTGTTACTGTTGCATTAGTAGTAATACCATCAAATTGTAAAATAGTATATTTTGCTCTATTAGGTGTGTTTGCACAACTCATTGCTATTTCACCATAATTATCTATATAAGCGTTAACACCTATTGCTACACCAAATTGTGAGTTTTTATTTATATAGTGTTCTTTACCTATTGCATAAGCATTACTTGTGTATATTTTATTGCCACTACCTAAAACATAATTGTTTTTGCCATATACTTTGTTACCTCTACCATTAACAAAATTACTTTCTGTACTCTTTACATCTTTTGCAGTAGGTATTCTACAAATACCATTTATAAATTCATAGCCATAAGCCGAGCAATCTTCGGTAGTTCCTGTTGTTGTACTTGTTCCTTTATCATCTACAAATAATATCTTACCTGTACTATCTATACTATGTATTTTTCTCATATTCTTAGTAATTCTACTTTGGCTAAACTATTTTTATCTGTATTGTATTCTATTTTATTAACCCTGTATAGTTGGTCTTGTATTTTTACTTTATCAGCAAAACTAAAATTGTATATATCAGTAGGTTTTAAATAAAATTCTGCTTTTAGTATTAAACCATTATTAAAATTATATTTTTCATTAATGTAATTAAACCAATATACATTAAATAAAGTGTTTGTTGGTTGTGTGGCTAAAACACTATCTAAATTTGTAGTATTAATCAAACCAAACAATAAACTATTAGTTTGAGAAGTAGCATTTACTAAATTATCATCATACATTGTAGCGTTAGCATAGTTTGTTTCCCAACTACCTGTGCTAAAAAATTCATCATTATCATAAAATACATTATCATCATATATTGTATTTCTTTTGAATACTAAACGTGGTTTATTGTCATAAGGTACGTGCGTGCCATCTTCATATTTAGTTATCCATTGTGTAAATATATTAGTACCATTTATCTTAAATATATATGGTGCAGAAAACACTTCTGTTTCTATTATTTTTATTTCATCATTATCTACATCAAATTCTAATACTTGTGAACCATAATCTATAACATTAGCTTTATTGTAACGATTTTTCATATAATCATCATCTTCTAAAGCGTGTTTAAATTCTATTCTTTTAGGTATATCTATTGGCTCTATTATAAATTCATTACTATTTATTTTTTTAGTCCAATCTACTATTTTTGAATTAGAAGTGTAGGTGTCAAAAGGTTCTATTAATAGTGTATTGTTGTTTTGACTTTCAATAGTTAAATTGAATAATTTAGTAACATCTTTAATTATATCAGCTAACTTAATATCACCTAACCTTGTATTTATAGCTTCGTCTGTTAAATTATAAGGCAAAACTTTTAAAGTTAATCTATAATCTTGAAAAGGTGATGGTATAAAATATACTTGGTCGCCACCAGCGTTGTTAGGGCAAGTAAAACCTATAAAAGCAGTAGCCCCTTGTGGCACTATTACTTGACCATTCAATAATAAACTTGATTGTGTATTAGGTTGTGCGTACGTGGTATCTATAACATAATAAACAGGGTTGCCTAATAAGTTTACTGTGTTTACGTTTAGATTAATTTGTGAACCAAAAGCAAAATTATTATCTACATATATAAAAGCATTAATATCTAATATACAATCAAAAGGTGCAGTAAATACGCTTGTATCGTGGTTAAAATCGTTATTATCATCGCCTGTTTCATTAGTATAGTTTAGTAATGGAAAGTCATAGGCACTATTCCAACCTAAAGCTAACTGTGGGCTAACATTATCTACTCCTGTTGCTATAATTACATTTGTTATATTATCATCACCTATATCTGTATTTATTGTAGTGTCAAAATATATTTCACTAAATAATGTACTATTGAAAAATGAACTATTATAAGTAAATCCAGCATAATTAAATATCTTATCTATTATATATTTTAATTGCACATTTAATATATAATGTTCATAAGGGTTTATAGATATTTCACCGTTTATATCTGCTATTAGATTACCATTATTAGTTAATGGATAAAAAGGTACTATACTTGTACCACCAGCTTCTAAAGTTACACCTGTTGCTGACCAACTATTATATACATTACTTTCAGTTATATTATGGTCTATATCACTAAGGTCTAAATCTTTTATAGTAGCATCTGCAAGAGTTTCTATAATGTTAGCTACATCATTAAACAATACTACATTATATGTTATTTCTGTGTCCTTATCTACTACGTTTAAGAGCCTTAAAAAACCCTCTAATACTAATACTTCATCTGAATAAAGATAAGCCTTTACGTTCTTGTATGCGTTGAAATTAGTTTTATACCTATCAAGATTATAGTAATGCTCAAAAAACTTATTGTTATTTTTAGTAGCTGGTAAGTTAAAGTCTTTAGAATAACTAGCGTGTTTACTTTCTATATCTTTTACATCATCTACTTGTAATGTTAACGATATGTTTTCATTACCAAAAGTATCTAATTCTTGTAGGCTACCTGTTACTTGATTTTGTACTACTAGTCTTATCATAGTCTTTGTACTCTTGTGTTATGTCCTTTTTCTATTGTAATAATATATTGCTTTAACATATCATTTGCAGAAGTTTGTTTTATGTATTCTGTTTCATTAATAACAACAGGTTCAAAAGTATTACCTGTTTGCATATATACATCAGGACTTAAAAACAATTCTTCTAAAATACTTGCTTCATCTTGTGTTATAAAGTCTGTATTAGCTTCTATTGTTTCTGTTGCATTAGTATTAAATACTCTTGTACCACCGTCATAAGTTCCTTGATTATAATAATTGAAATTAAAAGCATCACCTATTGCTGTGGTAGAAAAGTACGGTGTATATCCATAGTTTTGTTTTATAGGGCTTTTATTTATTTGTGTTTTTCTTACTGATTTTTTTGTAAAGTTGTAATAATCCCAAGCACCTAAACTATTTAAAAATGCTAATCTTATTGTTTCATAACCCTTACAATCTGCTTCTTGTATGTCAAATTTATAAGCACTACTTACTGCTGTATTAACATTAAAGGCTTGCACATAATAATAAGATACATCAGTCATAGTTACACCAAGTTCTTCTAATTGTGCTGTACCACAACCGAAGTATAACAAACCCTCATCTGTGTTTGATATACCTATTGTCGCATCAAATGTAGCACCCCCATAAATAGAAGTATTATTTACATAATCTGTACTTAATAAAGTATCAGTACTATCATAAGTTTGTATTCTTATTCTTGTAACTTCACTATCTAAGTAATGCTTACCATTTAAAAAGCCTAATGTATGATATTGCCCTAACTGTATTTTTTGACCAAAAATAGAATTACCTATAATGTATAAATTGCGAAATTTAGATAAAAACTTTTTGTTACTTCCTGTTAACAAATAATCACTAAAATCTTGACTACTATAACCGTCTTTATGTTGTAGTACTGAATTAAAAAAGTTAAAACTAACTTCAGGTTGTAAAGCATCTGCTAATGATAAAACTTGTATTATAGTACCACTAGGAGTATTGCTATATTCGTACCCACCAATACAAAAACAATTTTTTAAGTTATTTCTATTTCTTGCATATTTATCTATTTGGTGTATTGAGTGATTAACATTTTGCATAGTAGAACCACCAAAGGTACTATTAATACCATTTAAATCATAACCACTTTTGTCTGTTTCTGTATAATCTTGTAAAATAGGTGCTATTCTAAATATAGCTTTATTATAATTATCTAAAGGGGCTTTTAGTGTAGCTATTAATACACCATTTATATATACTTGACAAATGTATTTTATGTTATATAAATTTATAATCCAAACAGGTATATTTTCTGCATATATAACTATATCTGAATAAGCTGGTGCAAGTTTATCTGCATCGCTTGTCATTGTCGTTTTTAATTGTACTGCCATTATTCTATTTCTTTACTTACAAATTTTAAAAATTGTTGTGTGTCATTAGCATAAGCCTTTATAAATGCTTGTGGTAAGTCTTTATACGCTACGTTAAAAGCATCAGTAAAAAAGTTAGTAGGTTTTATTCCATATAACTTAATGTTTCTAGCTATACTATATACTAAACTTTTACGTGGTATAAACCTACCTTTTTCATCTCTTATACCATCTAACCCCTTACGTACTACCCACTTATCTATTACACCTGATGGTGGTTGTTTAGTACTATATTTATAAGGTGATTTAGGGGCTTTAGCACTTGACTTACTACCTTGCACACCTTTATCTACAAACTTAGCATACCCCTCTGCTACAAAAGACATATCTATTGCACCTGATGGATATACTTTTAAAAAGTACCCTAGACTACTACCTAAATCGCCACTAGCGTTTTTGCCTTTAGCATTCAATATACCTCTAGCAGTCTGTACTACCTTTCTACCAAAAGTGTCTAATACTTTATCTACGTTAGTCATTAAGCAGTAGCTATAACTATTTCACAATCTATTATAGATGCGTTAGGGTTATGTATTTTTAAACTGTCTATTTGAGTAGTAGCAGTAATTTCAGCACCTGTACTGTTACCTGAAATATCTGTATCAAATAATACTACTGATTTACCAGCTTGTATTTCAATAGAAGCATTAGCAGTACTGTTATCAATAAAGTTTACTATCAAACTATCAGTATCGTCTAAGTTAGTTACTCTGATGTACTTTAAATCGTCTATATCAAACTCATTATTACGTGGAGTAGTTGCAAATGTATTTACTAAATGCGTAGCACTTGCACCTAAAGGTAATATCTTTTTCATATAGTTACCAATACTTGAAATAGTATGATTTACAGTTTGGTCATAAGTTGTGCCACCTAAAGTTATTTCTTCTTTTATTTGAACTGTTAGTGTAGCAGATGAAATTGTTGTTGCCATTTTTTTTAATTTAAGTTCTTATTATATTATATTATATAGTATTTATATTAGTATTATATTATATATAGTATTTATATAGTATATATATTCTTGTTTGTGTTACTTTGCTGTTCCCTAATCGTTGTAACTTGTTCATTCTTAGATACTTAGCGTTAGTAAGCAACATCACCACTACAAGCACTAGAATTAAAATCTACACTAATGCTAATTGTAGCAGTCCAACCTGTTACTTCATTATCAAATCTTTCGGTAAATGGTTCACAAGCTATATTATCTTGTATTCTGATGCTATGTCTAAAATCTTCAAAGTCTGTATCGAAGTCTGAATTTTTTAAGTTACTAATAACATCACCGATAACTTGCAACATATCACTTAATACATCTTCTTCATTACTTTCATCTTTGCTTACTAAGTCCATAACTATAAACTGAAAGTTATAAGTTAATACATTTGGTGTATAGTTAGCAGTACTTGTAGTAATGTGAAGTAGTGGGTAAGTTGTTTCTACTAAATCTACTTCAAATATATCACCTATTGTAGTGGTTTTAATAATCAAACTATCATTACCTAACTTTCTGAATAGGTCATATAACATATTAAGCGTTACGTTCTTTATCTGTTGCCCTTTATATATCATTTCTTGTTCTGTATGTGTGTTAAATCCTTTTGGTATGCTATGAAGTTAAAACATTCATTTACTGTTAGTTCTAAAACATCGTTAAACTTCAATATATCACCATTAGCTAAATTATATATTAGACTGTACCAGCCATATTTTTCGTTAAATTGTTCTTCTTCTGTCTTAAAAGTTTTCTCCTCTCTTTCCTCGATAGGTTCTTTGAATAGACTTGCATAGTGCTGATGTAATCCGTTGCGATAGTCAAAAAAAAACTTGCTGCACCATTGACAGTATTAACACTTAGATTATCTCTAAATATTTCTGCTCTTTTCTTAGCAGTTCTAAAGTCATATTCTTCTACTTTGTACTTTTCACCTTTCTGTTCTGTTATAGGTCTGTATAGAATAGCCATTACGCTATCCATAGCACCCCAGCCATCAGCTAACTTATTATCTAAATCTACAAACTCTTTTAACTTTAGTTCGTGTAAGTTAGGGTGGAAACCATAATCTACACCGTCTATTGTAATAACTAAGTTAAGGTCTTTGTTGGTTTCTTTATCCATTAGTTTACCAAGTTCACTCATTACTGCATCTATATCAGACTTCTTACAACCTTGTAATAGCTTCTTAGGTGCATTGGTAAAACTACTGATAGTTATTATTGTTTTTTCTAATTCATCTTCAACACCATCTACACTAAGCATAAAATCCATATACTTACCTAAAGATACTTGCGACCAATCGGTAGGTATAGAATAATTTGTGTTGTTAATAATTAAATCCATAATATAAAATATAAAAGTTTAAAATTGGGTATATTCGCACTGTATTTGTCTTAATTAATAGTTGTTCAACAACAGGGGGTGGTCAATCGATGAGCGAAGTACTGCCCCCATTCTTTTTACTGCACATAGTAAACACCCTGTGGTTTTAACTCGTAATACATTCGCATAGCTAAAGCATCACTAAAGTCTGGTGAACGACCAATAGCTAACTTAACTTCGTCTTTACTTACTAATTGTAACTTAGTGTCTTTATCAAANTTTTTACGTCTAACTTGCTCTAATTCTTGTATAATATAATTCTTGTGGGTTATATTAGTACAGTTAATATACACCTTAGACTTATTTAGAGCGTCGCTAAGGGCATAATAGCATTGTGTCTTAAGGTTGATATAGTTTTCATTTTTAAGTGCCTTAGAATTGTTTATAAAGCCTTTACATCTCAATATATCTTTAACACCACCACCTACACCATCGTCATCAACTATTATATTACCTAAAGAAACATTATAATTTCTTTGTATTATGCGTATTTCATCAGCAGCTTGTGTGATACTATTAGTATCTAAGACCTTAAAGTACTCTGCTCGTAAGCCATTCCAATAGATTATTACTGTCTTATCTTTACCAAACCTAGCTATATCAGCAGTAATGTACCCTGTGCCACTAGGAGTGTCTTGTAATTCAAAAGCACCTAATATAGCATTGTAGTTTATTAGTTTATCTTCACTATCATCATATTCCCAATTACCGTATAATAGTCTTTGTTTACTGATATAATCAAGTTTTTCAAGCTGGTCTTTGTAGTGTTTAGATATATGCCTATTATCGGTTGCTAATGATTGTATGAACTTCCGATATGTTGGTAGTCTGTTTTCTTTGTGTGGCTTATAGAAGTTACTATACACCCATTCTTTACTAGGGTTACANGTAAGTAGNGTTTTAGGTATTAGATTATTTTCGTCTAACTTGTATCTAATCCTACTGCTTACTATTTGTTTAGCTTTTTCTGTTATTTGGTTACATTCATCTATAAATGCACAAGTAAGTTCTAATGAACCAAGACTATCAAAGTTTTTATCTGATGGGTATTGAAATAAGTCTTTTAGTATGACTTCTGAACCATTGTAAAATGTAATGATATTACTTGATGCGTTGTATTTATAGTGTACGTTGGCTTCTATACCCCAACTACTACACACATCAAAAAAAGTATTTAGGGTTGTCTTTTTAAGATTATCTAACTTACTACGACCAATCAAACATCTTATACCATCGTATTGTGTGCATAGTGTTATTATCCAAGCACAACCTAAGAAACTTTTACCACCTCCAGCAGCACCACCGTATAAGACTTCGGTAGTTTCACTATCTGTTAGGTATTCTAACGCTAACCATTGTTTATCCGTTAGTTTCGCTTTCATCGTCTTTCATTAGGGTTATAGTAATAGGTTTAAATTCACCTGATATGTCTAACTCTTGTTTTTCTACATAACCCCTTTTCTTACCTTTAGTCTT